TGCCGGCACCGCAGGCGGCGCAGCATCCCTGTCTTACTATACAAAGACTTCCGCTGGGTGGGAATTACTTAGCGATGTTGCTGATTACCAAGCATCGTTTAGACAACCTACCACACAACTAGGCACCACTGTTCCGTTAGTCCCGGGTGATTTCTGGGTTAAAACAACATCCGGAGCCGGTGGCGCAGCATACTCTGTTAGCGTGCTGTCGTCCGAGACCGGACAATACCAGCCACAACAAGCACCGATGTTTGCAGAGTTTACTGCACAAGTTAACACTGCACCCGGCGGTCAGCCACCTGTGCTTGTTCCTGTCGTACGTACAGTAAACGAGCAAGCAGTAGCATACTACGGTAATTCACTAAGTGCTGGCGACTTTATTGTAAACGCCACGGAAGACGTTTCTACGTTTGCAATCGAAAGATATCAACCAGGCAACGGTTTTGTTGCATTAAATTCGTTTGAGTTCAGTCCATCGCAACCAGTACAAGGTCCTGCGGAAGGTGCATATTGGTATAATCCAGATGTAGGTGTGGACGGCGAAGGCATGTCGACTGTTGATATATTAATTAACAACGGCACCGGTTCTTGGGAAAACATGAATTTACCGGGATTCGGAGATCCGATTCCACCGGACGGACAAGCGTCTGTATCTGGATATCCTAACGTTTTCCTACAGTCAGTGAACCCGATTGATGTAGGCGTAACACCAGTCGACGGCGATCTTTGGGTAGACACTACCTTATTAGATGCGTATCCAGTAATACAAAAATGGAAAGCTTCGAGCAATCGTTGGGTTCTAGTAGATAATACTGACCAAACTACAAGCAATGGTATTTTGTTTGCTGATGCAAGACCTGATCCGCGTTTTGGAAATGATACTGGTAGTAACAACGGTGGCGGCACAGCGCCTGATCTGGACTTAGGCGTACCTGACCCAGATGCGTATCCACAAGGGATGCTACTATGGAACACTAGATTCTCAACTAGAAACGTTAAGCAATGGCGCAACAACTGGCCTGTAGAATTAGACTCCGACGATAATTTAGTGACTGCTGGTCGTTGGGTAAATGCTTCCGGTAATGCAGCTAATGGCTCGCCGTACATGGGCACAGATGCGCAAAATGCTGTTGTAGTCACAAGATTAAACGAAGTGTTAGCGTCTAACGACAACATTCGTTCGGAATTTGTGTTCTTTAACCTTATTGCTTGCCCTGGTTACCCGGAAGTTATCGATGAAATGATTACACTGAACATCGACAGGAAAGAGACAGGGTTTGTATTAGGTGACACACCTTTTGCACTTAAACCGTCTGCCACTGACTTGCAACGTTGGGCTACTAATGCTAATAATGCACCAGGAAACGGGCAAGATGGACTAATTAGTGCAGATCCGTACTTAGGTGTTTACTACCCGAGCGGTCTAGCTACTAACACTGACGGTACTTCTGTAATGGTTCCGCCAAGTCACATGATGCTAAGAACTTATGCTTACAACGATCAGGTAGCTTATCCGTGGTTTGCTCCTGCTGGTTTAACTCGTGGACGCATCTCTAATGCTGCTGCCGTGGGATACTTGACTGCAGAAGGCGAATTCCAGCCAGTAACACTGAATCAAGGGCAAAGAGATACACTGTATGCTAATAACGTTAACCCAATTGCGTTTATTCCTAACGAAGGATTAATTGCATACGGACAAAAAACAAGAAATCCGTTCAGTTCTGCAATGAGCAGAGTTAACGTAGCACGTCTGGTTAACTATATCCGATATCAAGCTGAAACTCTTGCAAGACCATTCTTGTTTGAACCCAACGATAAGCAAACTCGTGACAACGTCACATCTGCTTTCCAGAGATTCTTAGCAGAATTGGTTACATTGCGTGGCCTGACTGACTTCTTAGTCGTATGCGATACTAGCAATAACACACCTGCTAGAATTGATAGAAACGAACTGTGGATTGACTTAGCAATTGTACCTACAAAAGCTATTGAATTTATCTACATTCCGATCCGTATCAAGAACACCGGTGCTGATCTATCGACGTAAGGCAATCTGTAAAACAAAAAGGCACTTCGGTGCCTTTTTTTATGAGCACGAAAACCTTTCTTAAATTTTTCTATTAAATATGATAAATATAATTAGAACAAAAGCATATTCTTAGGAGAATAACATGGCTGATTTAAGTAAATTTGGTGTACCGTTAGATGGCAGTAATCTAGGAATATTGCACCCGAAACAATCTTATCGTTTCCGGGTGAAGTTCTTCGGTTTCGGCTTGAACGATATGTTAAGAGAATTGACACAAAACGTAGTAAGTTGCACCCGCCCGAAAGTTTCGCAAGAAGAAGTGCAATTGCATGCGTATAACTCTACCGGTAAAATTGCGGGCAAGCATACCTGGGAAAACGTAACTATCACAATTAGAGACGATATTAACAACTCTGTTATATCGGCTGTTGGTTCGCAAGTACAGAAGCAAATTAACTATTACGAGCAAACATCTGCTGTTGCTGGTATTAACTATAAGTTTGCTATTGAAATTGACTCGCTCGATGGTACTACTAATGAAGAATTAGAAACATGGAGACTCGACGGTGCGTGGTTGCAGAACGTAGGTTATCCGGATGGTGATTATTCTTCCAGTGAAGCAAACGTAGTTGAGCTAACAATTTGCTACGACGTTGCTACTAACTTGAAAGGACCTAACACTAACGGCGGTAACACTGTGGGTGATAACCCAATGCCTGATTTCCCAAGTCCTACTGGCGGAACAACGTTCGGCTAAGTCGGAAACGGCGCTGGCATAGTCATAGAAAGGTAACAAGAAACTTGTTACCTTTCTATACATACACGTATCAATCAGAGAGTATGAGACAAACATGGCAAATTTGCTAGGCGATCTTACAACTGCTGGGCAGTCATTACAGAGGAGCATTACTGCTACTGTCGGCGGGCTCGGATCATTAGGCGGCGATCTAGCTAACTTGTTAGATTTCGGCGGTGCAGGTGATCGTGCAGGATACATGCAGACACCTAAGTTAGCAACTACGATATACGGTCTAGACCACCCTGCATTAAATCATCAAATTCCGTTTTTAAAGTTTGAATTCTTTGCAAATATTACACCTAATGGTGCGGCATCGCAGTATTTTACATCTGTGTTCGGCGACGCCCCGTGGAGCGGAGCATACCCACTTATTAAAAGTGTATCTATACCGTCTGTTGACGTAGAGACTAAAGTGCTTAACGAATATAACCGTCCTAGAGTTAGTCAGACTAAATTGAATTATAAACCAGTAAAGTTAGTAATTCACGACGCAGTTGATGGCATCACTCTTAACATGTGGAAAGCATATTACGAGTATTATTTCCACAACGGTGACAAAAAGCCAGACAAGATTAAAAGTCAGTCTCTTAATCCTACTAAGTTTACTAGTGGGCAGTTTGGATATAATTTAGCACAAGTAGGCAACCTTAAATACTTATTTGACAAAATAGATATTTTCCAAGTGCATGCTAAGAAGGTTATACAAACGACTATTTATAATCCGAGGATTTCTAATTTTAGCCACGATACGTTATCGTACGATTCAAGTGAAACTGTAGAAATTTCTCTCGAGTTTGAATACGAGTGGATAGAATACCACACATGCGCAAACATAGATGACGACCTTGCATTGCAAACATTCCTTAGTAAGTCTCGTCCGTTGGATATGAATTTCGGGTGGCAAACTCCTTTAAGTAAGCCGTGCAATCCGCCAGCTGTTGCTACTGCTTCGGAAGGATTGTCGTCTATGGTGCCGGGTGGCGAGGGCGGATTACTCGACGGCATTGTCGGTGGATTTAAGACAGCAGCAGGAATGGCACAGTCCGCAATCGGCGTAGTGAAAGATGTTAAAAAAACTGCACAAGTGATCGTAGGGAAAGCTGCGAGTGCAGCGAGTGTCTGGAACCAAGTGCAAATGGATGTATTAGGTGTTGACACGCCTATCATACCTGCGCCTAGTGTGCGCGATATTTCCGCTGTTGTCAATTCGGTACCGACTGGCTACTCCGATCTTCGTCGTTTCTCACGTAATGTAATAAAGGTAAGGAGGTAATACCGTGGCCAATCCGTTTACGTTTGTAGCTACTAGTAACACTGGGCGATTTAGTTCTACCATGTTGCGTCAAGCTGGCGCGCAGAAGCGTATTACAAATACAAACGGTTCTGTCAACAATACTTATACAAATAGTAACGGTACAGAGTATTATCCTCAACCAGATAATATCGCGTTAGGCGGAATACCTCTTACAGCAGGTGCATTTTCAGAAAACACATACACTGCTGTATACGGTTTTTTTCAAAGTAGAGGTGCATCCACCTCAAATGCTGCTGTGATGGCATCTATTACAATGGATGTTGCCAGAATGGAAAATGTATCGCCTTGGTCGATTATCGAGGCTTCTAAGTCTCAACTGAACATAAATCTTGCCTATTATACATCACTTAATGTATTACGAGGTGCCGGTGACCAACAACAACGCATGACTAATATTAATAATGCTAAGAGTCTAGTATCACGGTCTATAATGGCATGAGTGCAAAGTATCTACGTGGAAGTTTTGTTCCGGAAAATCCCGAAAAATATGTAGGAACTTATCCGATCATTTATCGCAGTTCTTGGGAACTCACCGTGATGCGCATGTGCGATAAGCACCAAAACATTCTTCAGTGGGCATCTGAATCCATGAAAATACCCTATGTCAATCCATTCACTAATAAATACACAGTGTATGTCCCTGACTTCATAGTAGTAATGGAAGATCGTGACGGCAGACAAAAAGTCGAAATGTGGGAAGTAAAACCTAGCAAACAGACTTATGTAAAGGAAGCTAAACAACAGCGCGATCAAATGGCGTTAGCGGTAAATGCTGTTAAGTGGAAAGCAGCTAGTATATTTTGCAAAGAGCATAATATGACATTCAGAGTAATAACTGAAAATGACATTTACAGAGATCCCAGAAGAAAGTAAAGGATATGACTAGAAAATTAGAAGATGTGTTAGGGATTTCGCCTTACGACGTTGTCGCGGAAGATGATGACGCCCTTGCACAAAAAACAGTTGCAGAAATAAGAGAGGATGCGTTTGTAGAAGCAGCACATGTGATGAACGCACTAACTAACTCCGAGAAAGTCGATATGGCTTTGACTACGGTCACTGGATTTTCAGAGCATGATAAAGACATGGACGATATTGCAAAAAAAGCAATGCAGTCGTACACCGATTTATGCGGTATAGGTAAGAATGTGCCTGACTTGCATATTGGCAAAGTATACGAAGTTGCAGGGCAAATGCTTAAAACTGCGATGGAGGCTAAAGAAGCCAAGGTGCAGAAAAAATTAAAGATAATAGAACTGCAAATTAAAAAGATGAGAGTAGATCAGCAAGGCGAGCCCGATGGTGCGGGCGACGATGGGCGTGGTAACGAATTCGATCGCAACGATTTACTTAAACATATCATAAGTGCAAGAACTAATAACGAATGACATAATTGATAAATAACATAAAGTATTATCGGAGCAAAACCATGTCTAATAAAGTATTTAAAGAATATTTTGCAGAATCGCAAGTAGATTATGTCTATACGTTAAAGTTAGCTGTAAACGAAGTGACTGACAAAATGATGGATAAGCTAGAAATAGCACTAGGTCGTTACGAACTAGTGTCAGCCAGCGCATTCAAGAAGACCCCTATACAAGAATCTCCGTTGGATTTTCCTAATGTAAGAAATAGCCCTGTGTTTATTTCCGAAATTAAAACTACATACCCCGCTTCGCGTGATTTTCTCGAAACTTATATTTCAGGAGTGCTAGGCATATCAGAACAACTAGTTGTAGTGTATTCGCAGAATGATCCGCGCCAGTCTACGACAGATATGTATCTCAGGACATCTGCACCCGACTTTAAGGAAAACTATAAGCCAGTGTTGGGCGAAGAAGGGTACCCGGGCGATGTTACTAATGCAGAAGCTGCTAAGATGTATGGCAAAGAATTTAACACCAGTTTCTTAAAAGAGCTAGAAGAAGTAGCTAAGAACCGCACTATAGATATTATTGAAAACCCGTTAAGTATTCCTAGTAAGATCGATAATAGTGATTTACCTGCCAGCTACGATAATTTTAACAAAGATGCAGACAACGGCAAGCCTAGCATATTTGGCAGAGAGCCGAAGAACAAATATACGAATTGGAATAAAGGGGCATAACATGGATTTAGATAAGTTAAGAGAACTCGCTGGGCTTAGTAAACCAGTTAAGTCTACATTAAAAGAGCATGTAGTGGGTGACCTAAATAACGGGTATGACCTACAGCATTCTGCAACAAAATTTCACAGTGACTTTTTCCCTACTGGCGCAGATAGTAATGTAGCTGATGAAGCAGGACCAGCGTCTGCAAAGCAGGGCGACAACCCAATGCAGAAGTCTATCAAAATTAAAAAAGATGAGTTAGGCGAAAGCAAAGAAATTCACTCTCAGTTAGTATACGAGTATCGTAAGTTTAAGAGTGGCACCACCATTAAAGAATCGCCCGAAGACCGTGCAGCATTAATAACAAGATATAATAGCGGCGATGCATCTCACGAAGAACTATCAGGTCACGGAGACATTGATCCCAGTTATGCTGAAATGCTGCGCAGAAGGAAAGAACAAGTAAGTAAGGATAATGCCCAGAATGCATTTGAAAAATCGCCCGAAGGTGTTGCCATTAAAAACGCAATACGTCATTATATAGATAATTCTTTTAACGACGATATGGGACCGAGTAACCCGGGGTTCTGGATAACCAATATTATGCGAAGACTTAAATTAAAGTCGATGGAAGATTTTGAAAATAACTTAGATGCAATTGATGAATTATTAATTGACTACGCAGAAAAAGAAGAGCAAGCAAACGAATTCCGCGGGTATATGGATTAATAAAATATGTCCGCGTATGGAGACGACCGGCTATTAAAAAAAGCCTATGTTAAGGTAAAATACACAAAGGAGCAAATAGACGAGCTCACTAAATGTATGGACCCTGTTACTGGTCCGATGTATTTCATGGAAAATTTCATGTGGATACAACACCCGACCCGCGGTCGCGAAAAGTTCGTTCCGTACGACTATCAGCGCGATTTAGTAGAAACATACCACAACTACAGAAAATCAATTAACATGCTCGGGCGACAGTTAGGTAAAACTACTGTTGCATCGGGTTATTTGTTATGGTATGCAATGTTTATTCCTGATGCAACTATATTAGTAGCATCTAACAAGCACGACGGCGCACTCGAGATCATGCAGCGTATACACTATGCGTATGAAAACATGCCCGATCACATACGTTCTGGCGTATTGTCTTATAACAAAAAGTCCATCGAATTTGATAATAACTCACGCATAATTGCACAGACTACCACTGGCAAAACTGGTCGTGGTATGTCCTTATCCCTTATCTATCTCGATGAATTTGCATTCGTTGAACGCGGCATTGCCCGCGAATTTTGGACTTCATTGTCCCCCACACTGTCTACCGGTGGTAAGTGTATTATTACATCTACTCCGGACACAGACGAGGATCAGTTCGCCGAACTATGGTTTACGGCTAACAAGTTAGTAGATGAATTTGGTAACGACACCGAAGTGGGCCCTAACGGTTTCCGCCCTTACTTTGCAGAGTGGAGTGTTCACCCAGAACGCGACGAAGCATGGGCAGCAGAACAACGCAGCGAACTAGGCGACGATAGATTTGCCCGCGAACATGAGTGCAAGTTCGTTACTTTCGAAGAAACACTAATCAATGCAGGTAAGTTAGCACAGTTAGAAAGTATGCAGCCGTTATACAAGACTGGGCAAGTTCGCTGGTATTCCCCGGTTAGTAAAGAATGCACGTATGTAGTTAGTTTAGACCCGTCCATGGGAACAGGTGGCGACAATGCAGCTATACAGGTATTTGAATTGCCGACGTTAAAGCAAGTTGCAGAGTGGCAACATAATCGTACGCCTGTCGAAGGACAGATTAGGATTTTACGACAAATCTGTAAAGATATTTACGCAAACGGCCAGCCGGAAATATATTGGTCTGTCGAGAATAACTCCCTCGGCGAAGCTGCACTGGTG